ACTGTACGCAATTCAAGAGCATTTAAAGATATAAGTCTATCTTTTTCACCACATCCAGTGACAAAAGATCTTCCTGTGCTTATAAATGAAAGAGCAATTGTAAGGTCAGTGAGAAATTTGGTCGAAACTATTCCAACGGAAAGGTTTTTTAACTCTTTAATTGGAACAGATATACGTGGTTCTTTATTTGAAAACTTTTCTCGTGAAACTCTTGTTACGATTGAAGATCAAATAAGAGATACTATCAATAATTTTGAACCAAGAGTTGATAATTTAATTATTGAACCAAGTGTGCGACCAGATGATAATACTTTTAGTGTGAAACTTATCTTTGATATCGTTGGATTAGATGTACCAACTCAAACATTCACATTTTTATTAGAACCAACAAGATAATATGCCCTTTACACAGTTTACAAATTTAGACTTTGATGAAATCAAAGCACAAATAAAAGATTTTCTTCGTTCAAACTCAAATTTCAGTGGATTTGACTTTGAAGGTTCTAACTTTTCAGTTTTAATTGATACTTTAGCGTATAATACATATATTAATTCATTTAATGCAAACTTAGTTGCGAATGAATCATTCTTAGATTCTGCAACAATAAGAGAAAATGTTGTTTCATTAGCAAGAAATATTGGTTATGTACCCCGTTCAAAAACGGCTGCAACAGCAACAATTAATATTGGAGATATAGACGTTGGAACAACAAATGATAGCACTACAAAGTTTTTAACACTACGTACAGGACTCGTATGTGTTGGAAGTGCAGAGAACACTTCATTTAGATTTTCAATACCTGATACTATTGTCTCGTCAAGAATAAAAGATGTAGGTGGAACATCATTTGCTCAGTTTGATGATCCTATCACAGTTTATGAAGGCACATTCTTATCAAGAGTTTTTATTGCTGATACCTCTAAAGATCAAAGATTTATAATTGATAGTCCAAATATTGATAGTTCAACTATTAGAGTTTATGTTAAAGGAAGTTCTGATGTTGGACTTGGTAGGAAATATGCTATGGTTGAGAATATATTAAATATTGATAAAAACTCAGAAATATTTCTCTCCCAAGAAGTTCAAGATGAAAAATATGAAATTTTATTTGGTGATGGATTTTTTGGTAGAAAATTGGAAAATAATTCAGTAATTACAGTAACTTATATTGTAACTGAAGGTGAGGATGGTAATGGACCATCCAATTTTAATTTTCAAGGTTCATTTACTAAGAGTGATGGAACTTTCTTTACACCATCTGATAGTATTTCAATTACTACAATCACAAACGCTTCTAATGGTGCTGAAGTTGAAGATTTATCTAGTATTAAGTATCTCGCTCCAAGACTTTACTCAGCACAATATAGAGCAGTTACACCTAGAGATTATGAAGCAATAATCGGCACAATATTTCCTCAAACAGAGTCTGTTTCTGTTATTGGTGGAGAGGAGTTAGATCCACCACAATTTGGAAAAGTTCAAATTAGTATCAAACCTAAAAATGGTACTTTTGTATCAGATTTTGATAAATCTCAAATAAAAAATAAATTAAAAAATTACGCTATCGCTGGTATAAATTCTGAAATAGTTGATTTAAAAATACTATATGTAGAGATAAATACAACCGCTTATTATAATCCTTCACAAATAGCATCAGCATCTAATTTAAGAACTTCAATTGTAAACACCTTGAATTCATACGCCTCTAATGTTGAATTAAATAAATTTGGTGGTAGATTTAAATATAGTAAAGTCAGCACACTGATAGACCGCATTGATAATGGAATTACATCTAATATTACAAAAGTAATCATCAGGAGAGATTTAAAGGCATTATTAAACCAATTTGCACAATATGAACTTTGCTTTGGTAATAAATTTAATATAAATCCTGCAGGATTTAACATAAAAAGTACAGGATTTACAATTAATGGATTTAATGATACTTCTTTTATTACTGATGTTCCAAACAAAAATGCCTCTGGTAATTTAGATGGTAGTAATTTAGGCACACTCAGTGTTGTATCAAAAAATAATAAAGGTCAACAAAGAGTTCTTATTAAAGATGCGGGTGTTGTTGATTATATGAAGGGTGAAGTTATATTGAATACAATTAATATTACATCCACGGTTAGCCAAAATAACATAATTGAAATACAGGCATTTCCAGAATCAAATGATGTTGTTGGATTAAAAGACTTGTATCTTAATTTTGATGTATCAAAGAGCACAATAAATACTATTAAGGATGTAATTGCTTCGGGTGAAGATATTTCAGGGATCGTATTCCAGAGAGATTATTATACGTCTAGTTACTCTAATGGAGATTTAGAGAGGAAATAATTTATGTCGCAAATTGACAGAAGAATACAAGTCAATACGATTATTGAAAATCAGTTACCTGAATTTTTAGTATCTGATTTTGAAAATGCAACAGAATTTTTAAAACAGTATTATATTTCACAGGAGTTTCAAGGTGGTCCTAGTGATATTATTAGTAATCTTGATCAATATTTAAAAGTAGATAATTTAGTGCCTGAAGTTGTTGTAGGTGTCACAACAATTTCTGCTGGAATATCAACAACCGACACAGTAATCACAGTACCTAGTACAAAAGGATTTCCTTCTGAATATGGATTACTTAAAATAGATGATGAAATTATTTCATATACAGGGATTACATCGACAACTTTTACAGGTTGTATTCGTGGTTTCAGTGGTATTACTGGATTTAACGTTGGTATTTCATCTTCATTATTAAATATAAATCAAGAGAGTTTAAAGTTTAGTGAAACAACAGCAACTACTCATACATCTGGTTCATCTTTAACAAACCTCTCTGTATTATTCATACAGGAATTCTTCAAAAAGATAAAGAAAACCTTTTTACCAGGCTTAGAGAATAATCAATTTGCAGAAGACTTAGATGCAGGTAACTTTGTAAAGTTTGCTCGCTCATTCTATCAATCAAAAGGTGTTGAAGAATCAATAAGAATCTTATTTAAAGTATTATACGGAGTTGATTCAAAAGTATTAGATTTAGAAGGTAATCTAATCAAACCCTCTGATGCAGAATTTATAAGAAGAGAAGTAGTTGTAGCAGATTTAATTACTTCAAGTGGGGAACCTCAAAACTTAACAGGACAAACAATTTTTAAATCAACTGATATAGCGACAAACGCATCAGTATCAGAGGTTGAAATAATTAAAAGAGAGGGTAGAAATTATTATAAAATTGCATTGTTTGTTGGATTTAGTGATCGTGACTTAATTGAGGGAGTATTCACAGTACCAGGTAATACAAAAGTTCTTGATAAAGTTGATGCAGGTGCTACAATTATTAATGTAGATTCAACTGTTGGTTTTGGTACTACTGGAACTGTAATAAGTGGTGCAAACTCGTCAATAAATTATACATCTAAATCAATCAATCAATTCTTTGGTTGCACTGGAGTTGGAGTAGGAATCGGTACAGCGGACGATATCAGAGCAGATGAAACAATATTTGGATATGAAAACGGTGATTTATCTAAGAGGGTTGATTTAAGAATTACTGGTGTATTATCTGAATTAGTTCCGATCACTGATATAAGTTTAATTAATGAAGGTGAAAATTTCTTTGTTAAAAATGTTGGTGAAAAAATTGAAAATGATGGTAAAAATTATAAACAAATATTTGCAAATTCTTGGATATATAACACAAGTTCAAGATTTCAAGTTGATATTCCAGTTGGTAGTTCAACCTTTACAATAAAAACACCTATTGATAAATCATCGTTAAAGGTTGGTGATCGATTTGATATTTTAAAAAGAAATGAGCAGGTTGTTGTTGGTAGTGGTACAGTTGCAAGTATTAATGTTGGATTAAAACAAATTACAGTATCTAACATCGCAGGATTTACACAGAATGCAAATCAATTATATGACATTCGGAGAAAAGTTGAAAAAACAACAAGTTCAGGTGTAAATATTGCTCAAGGAAATGATAAGATTATCGCTGACACTTTAAGTGTTTATACTGATGGAAACCAAGATGGATATGTTGCATCCAACTCTTTACCAAGTTATGATATTACAACCAATATAATTGAAGAAACGCTTACAGGAAGTACAGCATCAGGTCTTGACGGATTCAATCCGTTAAATGATAGATATAGTTTTATTAATTTTAATATCAGTAGAAATATAAAATTTATTCAAGGTGATGCAGTAACTTATGTACCAGAAGGTGCTGGATTAATTGGACTAGACACTGGTAGAACATATTTTGTTGATCCTGTTATACCAGATGATCCAAGTCAAGATATTACAAAAATAAGAATATTTAATTCTACAGCTCAGATTGGATCTGCAAGCACTGT